GAGACGGCTTATACCTTGAATGGAGGAGCAACGCCTACACCCAGTCCAATCGTTGACAGCTTTAATAAGAGTTTTTCTGCTTCAGATTACACCGTAAATGTGATGGAGTTTGGTATGGAAAAAACCACCACTGGCAACAAAGCAGTTAGCATGAATTTATTAAGTGGAGGCACCGATATAGAGATAGCACCCAATATGATTTATGCAGCCGAAATTGACATTGTTGCAATGCAAACGGGCGGTACATCGGGAACGGTTGGTGATGTAGACACTATGAAACTAACAGGTACAGTGAAAACATTTCGAGGAGGAGGAGGTGAGGTAGGTAGTTTTCATACAATTAGTCACCAATCCGATCACACTAACGTTCACGGTGTTTCTTGGCAAATTGTTGTAGGCGCAAATAGACCTGCTGTTTTGAATTTAAGAATTACGGGTCAGGCTAATCATATCATTCGCTTTTTTGCACATGTACGCTTAACGGCAATGAGTGTCATTAAATTTATCTAACGTGAAAGAGTTTATAAATAACGTAGGTCGAGGAGTTGTACCCACTATCGATTTAATGAATCAACGTATATATAAGGGTAGCCCACTGTACAAACAATGGTATGGTCGCTATTCATTAGACGGCAAGCTGTGGCGCAAAATTAAACTGACACTAGAAAATGGCTAAACCGATTAACGTAGAAGCGAAAGTTGTCGCAGAAGTTGAGGACGCAAAACAGAACATCAAAGAAGTAGGTGATGAGGTAGATGCGTTAAAAGAAAAAGCACGGGGCGCAGCAAAAGCCAGCTCTAAGGAATTCGGAGCCTTTGCCAACCTGTTTAGTGGATTGTTGCCTCGCAACATTCAGATGATGATTCGTAAGTTTCAGTCTACTCAACGCGCTGTAGGTAGGTTAGGACGGAGCTTAAAATTTCTCAAGGGTGCATTTGCTGGACTCGGTATTGGTCTGTTAATTTTAGCGTTGGAATCGCTAATTGAGAACTGGGAAAAAATTAGCAACCTGCTGACTGGCGTTGACGAAAAACAAGAAGCCTACAACAAACGAATTGAGGCAGGTACAAAAGCAGTAAATTCTTATGTCACAGCCAATCAGCAATATATTGACACGGTTAATGACAGTACAGCTAGTGCCGATTTACGCAATCAGGCTTTGGCAACAATGGGAGCGCGCCTGCGGGAAGTGCAGAATCTAGACATTACCACGGCAGAAGGTCTTGAACGTTTCAACTTAGCAATTGAACGCCAACTAAAACTAGAGGATTTACAGGCCCAGCAACGTGACGTACTACAAGCAATTGATGCGCAAAGAAACGAAGACGCACAAGACGCTATTAAATGGTACGATTTCTTAGCAAATAGTAAGTTTCGTTCGCAAAAGGTAGACGAGGCACAAACAGGTATTGATGAACAAATAAATACTTTAAAATCAGAATTTAACGCTCTTATTTTAGAGCAACTAGCAATTGAAACGGAGCGCACTTTAGAAATTGAGCGACAAAATGAAGCCGCTCGAATTCAGAGAGAGCTAGAGGCTAGACGGCTTAAGTACGGAGATGAATTTGTACGGCAATTAGAGCGTGAACAAGAGGCAGAATTATGGGAGGATGACGGCTCTGACCCTATGGCTCAATTTAATGCTGAACAAGAATTAGCACAAGCACGTATAGATGCGGCAAAAGCAGAGGAGGCAGAGTTAGATGCTATTATTGACAGGCAAACAGAGAAATATTGGACTAATTATTGGGAAAAAAAGGCTGCTGAAGATAAAGCTCTTAAAGATAATTTAGAAAGAATAAGTCTTGAGGGTGCAGCTAGGCAAGCACAGTTTAGAGCAGCAGAGGATATAAGCACTGGGTTAGAAAGGTTAGCGGCTGAAGGGTCGAATGCTCAAAAAGCATTTGCCATTACAAGTATCTTGTTGTCTCAAGCGCAAGCTGTACAAAGTGCAATTACTGGAGCGTTAAAAGCAGCCGAACAAACAGGCGCAGCAGCACCGTTTACAGCACCGTTGTTTATTGCGCAAATGATTGGTGTAGCTCTTAGTTCGTTTGCGCAAGTTAAAAGCATACTTGATCAGGCAGGAGCAGGGGGAGGTTCGGTTGGTCGTGGGGGAGGCGGTGGTCGAGGCGGTATGACAAAGGCATTAGTACCTCAAGGTGTAGGTGACCGTCAGTTGTCATTGCCTCAATCAAATCAGGCATTTATTGTACAGAGTGAATTGCAGGGTCAAATGCAGTCACAGGGTGCGCTCGAAAAAAGGTTACACCTACAGTGATAGGTATATTTATAAGTAGAGGGTTTTGTGAATGCAGCTTATTTGCTTGTATATATGTATAAATTTATGTATATTTTGCTATAAACATAAAGAAATGGATATTTTAGTACACGAACACTGGCGCGACGTAGAGCATGTATTGAAGCTGCACGATCTTGACGTGTATGTTTTGCACTACAGAAGCAAAGGCATGATGGCATGTGTTGTAGAGGCTGATAGTATTATGGCAGCTCAAGACATTCTAGAGGTTATGCACGCAAACGGATTTGACGCAACACAAGTTTAAACAATAGAGATATGGATACAGTAAAATTAGCAGAACTAGAATACTACGACGAAGGAGCAACTATTCTTACCGATTGGGAAGCTGAAGAATTTGTCATGGACAATTTTAGTTACGAGATGTCCAACGACATTGAGATAGTTTTTATTAGCGGCATTAGCAGAGGAATCTACGTTGGCGAAGATGCTTACGCCAAGAATCAGGATATGTGGGATGCGTACGAATACGCAGACCAATACCCTGACAGCAAAGTTTAAACAACAGAGATATGGATTATGTAAGACGATTTGAACAAGCATACGATGTAAACCTTGTTGCCCGTATGTATGATTCGGGCAGAAATTATAAACTGGCTGATATTGGAAATTTTGCACAAGATTTAGGAATTGATGTGCGGGAAGTAATGGATGCTATCTACGACATCGAAGCGGTATACAATATTGTATTAGAAGTTGATTCATATAAAGACGTCGTTGTTAATCCATACGGCTATTAAACAACAGAGATATGATTATAGAAATAAAAGGATTATCATTTAACGAAGTACACGACTACTTAGATTCACGAGGTGCAGGCGAAGGTGATTTAGATATTTACATTGATGATTACGGCTATGTCGATGCAGAGCGTGGCGATATGCGAAGAATGGTTGAGGTAACAGTGAATGATCCTGATGCCGAATATATTTTAGATGGAATCATGGCAGATTTGGAAAATGAAGAGCCAGACGCAGAAATTAGCTACCTATAAACAAAAGAGATATGGCATACGCAAACGATAGAGCGCAAGAAGCATTTGGTGACTTCTTAGCAGATGAAACTGATTTTGAGTACATAGGTTATTTACCAAGCGAAAGGGCAAGTGCGTTTTACGTAAGCAAGTTTGCGCTTGACTATTTTATTGATGACATTAAAAGGTTTGAATTAGATGCTTTCGTTAGAGAAGAATTTCCTGAGTGGATGGAGAACGACGAGTATTATGATTTTGGCTATTGGACAGAAGACGATAACGGAGACTTTATCGTTTATGTGCAATTATTTGTTTAAACAACAGAGATATGAGTGAATTAGATGAAGCCCTAGATCAAATTACACCACGTCTTTTAGACTCTTTAGACTATGGTGAAGAATACAAATTGACTCCTTTATTTACTTTGTATCATTACATGGATGATGATTTTATCGTGGTCAATTTAGATGATGATGAAAATTGGGAGGAATTGCTGGTAGTCACTTACGATGATCGCAGCGTTGATTTTGAGATAGTTGACAATGCGCTGTACAGAAAATACGCTTAAACAACAGAGATATGAGAGGTGAAAGTAACGCAGACTACGAACTGAATCTAATTAAAAAACAAGCACAAGATTTAACGTCTACGCTTGAAATTTTATTAGAACATTTCTATTCTGAAGTAGATAGAGGAGCAGGCTATGACGCGGAAAACGCAGCAGAAGGCATAGAAGAGTTAATTGAAGGAGTTGAGGGCATACACGACCAAGCCCAATACTACTACCGTTCATTCTAAACAACAGAGATATGGAGCGTAAGCTAATTGAACTACTTATTGGTGACGAGTCTGAGGTCGCGGTTGAAGCTATCAGTTTAGTAAAGCACCCAGCCATTGAAGAGAACTTTATCTTCTTTTCCAAGGAGGGTAAGAAAGACAAGTTTGTTTCTTTAGCCAGCGTAGAGGACGAAGAGAAGCGAATGCTCATTGGCCCTGCTTTAATTCCTGACAAGCACATCCCACGATACGATGAGCTTAAAGACGAAGAGTACGACGTTTACTTTTCTAAGGATACAGTCAAGCAGGCCGCTGAAATGTACCTCAAGCAGAACCGCACCAACGATCACACCTTTGAGCATCAGGACGCAATCGACAACGTGTCTGTAGTAGAGTCATGGGTTGTTACAAATCCAGAGATGGATAAATCAAAGCATTTTGGCCTAAGCGTACCAGAGGGTACATGGATGGTTCGAGTACACGTTGCCAACGACGAGATGTGGAAGTTTGTCAAGGAGCAAGAGGTACAGGGTTTTTCTATTGAAGGTTATTTTGTAGACAAAATTGAAAACATGAGCAAACGAGCAAATCCAATTATGGACACTCTGAACGAGATTAAGAATCTTTTGACAGGCAAGCGCAAGCTATATGCAGAGGCAAAGCTAGAAGACGGTCAGATGCTGGTTACTGACGCGGAAGAACTAGCTGCTGGAGTGGAGGTTAAGACCATTGACGAAGAAGGCCAGCCAGTAGAAATCCAAAACGGAAAGTACACCACAGAAGCAGGTGTAGAGCTTGAAGTATTTTCAGGCGTTCTGACGGAGTATAACGGAGAAGTAAAGGCTACGGAAGAGAAGGTAGAAGAAGAGTCAAAGAAGGAGGAGTTAAGCCGCAAGAAGCTAATTAAAAAGCACAAGCGCGAGCTACACAAGATAGTCGTTAAGAAATACGGATCACTTTACAATTTAAAGAAGCTATGAAGCTAGAAAAAATATACATTTTTATGGAGCCGTATGACTACAATTACCGTGGTCAGGGTTTTTACATTTATCCGTGGTCTTATAATTCTTGGGACGCATTCCAGAAAGGAATGGAAGAAAAGAAAGCTGACTACCCACCTGAAGTAGAAGAGTGGGAATTTGTCGATTCTGACGGTCTGAATGCTTACGGAGTTGACATGGATGGTATCTCGGAGAAGGACTGGGACGGCATCCAAGAGTTAGCCAAGTTTGCTGATCAAATCGGTTTGGATATTTACGACATCGAGAAAGTACGTAGTGATTTGGGCGATGTTGATGTGGATTATCTAGAAGAAAGCTACCAAGGAGAGTTTGACAGCCTCTTGGACTATTCTTATGAATTGCTGGACGATATAGGTGTCAGTGACGAGATGGCCGAGCGATATTTCAGTTTTGACAAGTTCGGTTACGCACTGCGAGTAAGCGGTGATGTAGACGCTATGTTTATGGACGACTGGGAAGACAATTACGATAGCGAAATGGAAGCTATGGATGCGCTTGAAGAATTTGAGCGACGCAGCGATGCAGAAATCGGAGAATACTACGTCTACGACTTACTAGGTAGTTTAAGTGAGTTGGGTGCAGAAACAATGAAAGATTACTTTGACTACAAAGCATTTGCTCGTGACCTCAGTTACGACTACGACGAATACTTTGGTCGCATTTGGTGGAATCACTGATGTGGGATAGAATCTACGATATATGGATTGGTGACGAGGACGCAGAGCTTCGCAATATGATTGACGAGTTTCGAATGGATTATGTTCTTAATCGAAAGTTCATGGTTGCACTCGACCTCATCGAGTCGGCTGTAGCCAACTGGGATTACACAGAGGCTGAAACTTTATTTCAGGAGTATGCTCCAGCAGAAATGGACTACTATGACAAAAGACTTTTTACAACACTTTTAAGAGACGCTAATTATGGCATTTAAATTTTTTGACGAATTAACAGTGGCACAGGGCTTTCAAGATTTGCCTGAGCCTATGATTCTGCACAACCCAGATACAGCAGCAATTACTTTAACCTTACAGCCTTCGCAAGCAGATTTGTTTAGCAAACTAAAATCAAACGTCGATGTCTTTGGTGCAATTAATGAATTGCCTACTATGAAAAAAGCAGCGGCGATTGCTTCGTATGCAACGACAACAAGCGGCCGTGGATCAGGTGGTAAAATTAAAGTCACAGTAACTGATGTACAGGGTGATTTGGTTGATGCTTTCCCCACAGCTACAGGGGTTGTGTTCGGAGTAAATCCTCCAATAGGTGATGGTTTTCAAACGTATCGACCAACGACAGATGGAGACGGTGAAGGGCTTGAGATTACTATGAAAGTTACAGGAACTGCTGTATCACAAACTGTCGAAGTCGCAAATCTTATCAAAGGAACAGGTTACAAATCGGGTGATGTGTTAACTTTTGAAGACGTTAATGGTGGGGCTGATTTTACTTATACGATACTTGCAGCCGACACGGAAGCATTGTTTCAACCGTCAGCGGCTATCGTAGATTCTACTGCTTTAGGAGCCAACTACCGTGTTGGTGATTGGTTATATATCACACTAACGGAAACAGTAGAAACAGTAGAGTACAGTTATCCTTTGCAGTTTCAAATTCCTGCGACTGCGATTTATGAGACAGATATAACTTACGTGTTAGGTGTAGGTGAATCAACGCCATTCAGCAATATTAGATTTAAAGTAGGAGCAACAACAGATATTTTAGCATTATCATAACATGAGACGAAAGTTCGAAGAAGAAACGGTGGAGACTCCCGTAGAAGAAGTCCAAGAAGAATCTACCCCAGATTCTCATGAGCAGTTTATTAATATTTTAGTCGAGATGGGGTTATCGGCTGAACAAGCAGAAGCAGTACACGAAATGGCTATGAATCTAGCACAAGGTTCTTCAGAAGAAACAGTTACTGAAGAAACAAAAGTAGAAGCGTCTCGATCACGACGAGAAGAATTTGCACGTCGCAAGCGTCGCGGTTATTCACGTCGCAAGATGTCAGAAGAGCGCGGAAAAGGTCGTCCAGCACGACGAACAGAAATGTCACGAGAAGAGATGCGTATGCGTCGATTGTCACGACAAAACCGAATGTTGCGTCAGCAGCTTCAAGAACTTGGTCAACAACCTGCGGCCAATCCAGTACGCAATCGCCCACAAGCGAAAGCGGAACAGCCTACTATCTCAGCAGAGGGAACGGCAAAAAGCAGGGTATTTGGTTACTTTAAAGATATGATTTAAAATGAGTATTTCACGTTATCAGCGTCGCCATCGTGCGTTCGCAAATCCAGCTCTTTCGCCTGATCCAAGCACGTATGCAGGTGAAGCAGCGGATTTTTATGTAGCACCAGCAATTCATGGTGCAGACACAGTAGCAAACAACTGGGTCACACAGTTAGACGGAATCCAAAACAAAGCCGTAGTATCAGGAGCGAGTGTTGCAAACGACGTTATTCAATCAGCAGGTTGTGATTTTGAAGACGGCAACAGCGTTACTGTCGATGAGCGAGTATTGACGCTAACTGATTTGAAAGTAAACGAGTCTCTGTGCCGAGGTACTATTTTACCAACATGGCAAGGCATGACTGGCGCACGTCAATCTATGGA